TTATCCCAACTGTTCTTCGGGTTGCGCATCCCTCGCAGGCTGTGCTTAAAACCCCATACTTCTGTATTCTCAAATTTCATTTAGTGTAATACCTCCATTGTAAAGGCTCCTTTGTTTCTGGGTGGAAACCGGTATGTTTACGCTCTCCTCGGCAAACTCGATTGATTTGCTGACGCGAAGTGCCACACCATTCCGAAGCTTCCCGTGCAGATGGGAAGACAACATTCGTATTAACACATAAAACAGATCGTGCCCTCGGATTCCTTCCACCGCGTTTTTTCTCGCTCATAGTTTTTAATGCAGCATCCGTATGTTTCTTGTGATAAAAACCATTCCTTTCGCCGTAAAGCGCACAACTCTTTGCGCCACCATCAGCCAAGTTGTATCCGAATCTTGCGTCAGTTGAGTTGAAAAATTCAATAAATGTCTTTTCCCACATATTTGCAAGCTCTTGTGTTAAACCCTCTTTAAGAATGATTTGAATGAAACTATCCCATCCATATTTTTCGATAGCTCTATAAAAGAAAACGCTTCCTTTATAGTTACACGGAGCACACCTTTTAGGAATATTACACGATTGTCCTATGTAAACTTTTCCGTTTTGTACATTACGAAAAAGATACACAGAATGTGTCTCCTTTTTAATCATAGTAAAGTCTCCAACAATGCCCTTTGTGGGGCAAAATCCTTAAATAATTCGACCTCTTTTATGAGACGGGCTCTGATAGCCTCTTCCTTAAATTCGTAGCGTCCGATAAATAATCGTTTGCAGTTATATGTAATACTGGCTACCCACTTTTCTCGTTTTTGGTCATAGTGGACACCAGTTATTCCAGAGGTATTCGTAGCGTACAGCCCACGATTTCTATCGTTTTCTGCACGCTCGCAAACCCTCAAATTCCTCTTTCTGTTATCGGCTCTATTCAAATCTCGATGGTCAACAGTTTTATCTGGTGGTGCATTCATTATGAGCCGATGAAATCGGACAAATCGACGCTGACCGAAATAGAAGTAACTATGTACTAAGTAACCGTCTTTGTCCTTATACCAACTCCTGCTTTGAATAATAGAGAGGTCTTCTATGTCAAAGTAAAATGGAGTATCGTCAATAAAGAGGATGCCATAGTTATCGAACAACTGTATATTTTGGTTGTTCAAATTCCTTAATTCCTTTTATCCGTAATAGCAGAAGTAGAAACCGTCGAACTGTTTGTAAACTCCAGATCCTTGTTCAAATTCTGCTTGAAACAGAACATTGTCCAGGCAAACTCTTTCGCCCTCTAAAATTCTGCGTGCGACATCGTAACAATGGTCAATAGTGTTTTGGTCTGCCCAACTTGGGAACGAAACACCATATTTCCACATCATTCCATACTGTCGATAGTCTGTTAGAACACCGTAAATTGTGTCTGGGTAAATTGATGAATTAACCCTATTGATGACGACATTGGCAACCAGTAGTTGTATCTCCTCAGATTCGCCGCCAGCTTCTCTGCAAACCGCAGCAGCCAAGTAAAACAAATCATCATCTGTATAGTTTTTCTTTGGCTCAGTAGGAATAACCAGCTCTGTAACAGGCTCGGTTGTTTCTGCGGTTGACTCGTCAGCCACATCAGTTGTTTCTGTGAGAGCTTCAGTTGTAAGCTCTGTTTCGGGTTCGGTTGTTTCCTTTAGTTCTAAAGGTTTTTCATTAGTATCTTTTGTTGTAGCAACAGCAGTTGTTTCTGGAATGTTAGTTCCATTCGCTTCAACACCACTTGCGCCCCATACAACAATTGTCACAATTGCCGAAAGAACGATAAGAACAGCTACAAGATATGCTTTTCTAATCACTGCTTAGGGTACCTCGCTTTCATTTCTTGTTGCCTAATGACACCTCACAAAACTGAATGATATCGGTAAGACGCTCTTCGGGTGTCTTACTTGTGTCATTGGCTTTATCTAAAACCACCTTGGAGATCGCAACGGCTCCCTGAAGAAGACCGGTGCGACGGGTGGCTTCAAATCCTTCGTTGAATGCTTCTCGCAATTTCTTTTCAGTACTGCTTTTCATATTCAACCTCCGTTTAATATCTTTTCAAATTCGTCTGGATCGACATCTTCTGGCTCAACATCGACAGGACAAACATACAGTGCGTCCATATCTAATTTCCAATCTCCCATTAGTGTACGGAATAGATCGGTGTTAAAAGTTGCGTTTGTTGCAGTGAATGTTGCTTCATCTGCTCTACGCGTCACTATTGGATTTGTTTCGCCCCATCCAACAAATTCATACACTCTCTCCTGAGCGTCCTGAACTTCTCTTTCTGGGGTAGGTTCTATATGTATATTGCGAAGTAAATCATCAATCCAATGTCTGTCTTGGTGAGTAGTCCATTCGTCGATAATCCCAATGTTTGCACGACGACCACGAATACCGTCTTGTACGGTGGTTTGTCTTCCATCGTCCCATCTCACGGTATATTCGCGTGGCATCTCAGTATTATCTCTTGGTGGCATATCAAACCTCACTTAGCGGATTTACTTGACACATCGGAGCTACGATATCAATCACCTTATCAAAGCAATCACAACACAGGTTTAGAGAAACCTGTTCGCCGTCGTGAATTGACCCGTAACCCACTTTATGTTCAAAGCAAAAGTTTTCCTGTTCGTCCCAGATGTCAAACTCTTTACCGCACATATTGCATTTCTTTTTATCCAAATCGTAGTACCTCCGTTTTTGTTAATAAAATCTCCATTTCATACGCAATTAGGCGTAGATATGTGTGTAACCAGTCATAGTAAAGTAAGCGCCGTCTCTTTCGTAACCAGTGCAGAGAATTACATCATCTTTCTGAATCGGGTCGTTATTAAACACTCGATTGAAAACTGTGAAGCGACTTTCTACACCGCTACCGATAGACTGAGTAATGACGCTATACCCAAACTGAACGCCGTCCTTTTTCCTCTTCAAAGGATAAACCTCTTTGATGTAGAGTTTGCGTCTGTCTTCTTCTTTGCCTGACACATAGCCTGTGTAGCCCATAATGTCTGCAAAGTTTCTGACCTTGAGAAGATCGCTCAAGTCTGGCATACCGGTTTCCTTAATCATCTGTTCGCACTCTCGCATAATCGCAGGAATATCTAACAGAATGTAGCTCTTTGACTCAGCACCACTTTTTGTTTTGTCGTTTGAATATTTCTTAACAATAGTGTCAATCGGAGAGTCCTTGATAGACTCTTTCTTAATCTGCTTTGCAGTTCCTTTTTTGAATAGCTCAAAGATGTCGCAAATTCTAAGCAACTCTCTTTGATTACCAAACTTGGAGAAGTAGTCTATCTTAATCAAAATGTCAATCTGTCTTGAATTAACTGCCGTATAGGAGTTAATATCTGATAACAAATCAATGAAATGTGTGTATGTATTTTTCTTGGAAAGCTCGTAGAGTTCATCGGCAATGCCGGAGCTCATATATTTCACAGAGCTTAATCCTTTTGCAATCACATTTTCCTCTTTCATAAAGAAGTAGTCGCTCTTTGAATAGCCGAACTTAGGAGATGTGATTTTAATTCCTGCTTTCTTTGCATACTTAACAATCGACGCCGTTTTTTCTGCATTGTCCTTAAAGATATTTAAGGCAGCAGTAATAAACTCAATTGGGTGATAGTAACGCAAATATCCGCAGATGTAACCAATCAAACTGTAGGCGTCACTATGGTTCCAAGAGAATGCATAATCACTTGCGTCCAAGATGCCTTGTTTAATTGGTGGGAAGATTTCTTCGAGCTTTTCTGTCAACACATTAAATGTGGTGTTTGAGAAGTTAAGAAATCTATCGTGAATTTCACCGATGAATTGCTCTGTACCTTTCTTCTTTGCAATTCCTCGTCTGACCGTATCACTCTCTGCGTCTGAATATCCACAGAAGTTTTTACAGAAACGCATAATGTCTTCCTGCATTGTGATGCGACCAAATGTCATAGCCAAAGCATCGTCCAATTCCTTGAACCCCGTGATATTGACATTACCATTGGCGATATCATCACGGAAACTTGCACAACCGGGACGAATAAGACCATTACCAAAAGACAGCCACTTGATATATGAGAAGTCTTTATTAACCTCTTTGGCTTTGGCAATCGTTTTGTCAGACATAAACTTCTTCAAGTATGCCTGCGCCGAATTTGACTCCCATTGGAAAATCAGAGTCGTATCATCACGAATGCTTTTCCAAACGGCTTCATCGTCTAAGTCCACATTGTCTGGATCCAGTCTGTCAATCCCAAGGATTTTACAGGTTTCATTGATAACGCCGATGTTATCCAAGCCGAGAATGTCAAGCTTGACATACATTAGGTCGTCAAGCTCTTTCATATTTATCATTGAAACAGGGTAATCTGAGGTAGAAATACTACACAAACCCACCGTTTCGTCAATGGGCAAGTCGCTAATCAACACACCACTTGGGTGGGTGCCGATAGAAACGATTGTGCCATCAACAATATCAACATAAGTGAAAACCTCTGGATACTCACTGCGCCATTTATCGTCGATTTCCCATTGCTTCTTATCATTCTGGAAGACTGCATTACTAAGTTGTTGTGCTTCATCGAGCGGAACATTTAACGCTCTGCAAACATCTTTAATTGCGCCTTTCATAGCGATAGTATTGAATGTGATAATTTCTGCTGACCTAATCCCCGGCAAGTTCATCTTGTCTCTCAACAAGAACTGCTTTACAGTGTCTCTGTCTTTGCCAGAATAGTCAGTATCAATATCGGCATTGGTTACACGAGACGGGTTCATAAAGCGGAAAAAGTTAAGGTCGAACTTCAAACTATCCATCTTTGTAATTCCTAAGATGTAAGCAATCATACTGCCCGATACAGATCCTCTGCCGTATCCGCATTGAATACCGTTTGCTGTTTCCCATTCACGGAGATATGTCTGTAACAACATAAAGTCGATTGACTGGGTTTTTTCATAAACCTCAAACTCTTCTTCAATAACTTTGTTGATGCGTTCCTCGGTGTATCGTTCCTTGATATAAGGATTTTTGGCTTTTGCTTCCATAACCTTTTGTCTAAAGGTTTCTTTTGGATTGTCATAGATGTGTGGGTACTTCGTATTAGTATCGAGTGTAAATTCTTCAACCATATCAGCAAGAAGATTTGTGTTATTGATTGCTCTCATATAATCTTCTTTAGATAATGAGCCTTGTAGTTTATACGCTTCAACTAATTCTGGGAAACTGTGGAATTTCAAATCCCATTTATCTTCGCCCTCAAAGTAAATGTTCTTTGAGCGCTGTAGAATGCTTCGTCCTTTTTCGTGTACCTCATTTAATACATGAGTATCAGTACCTGCGATTAGCGGGATACCATATTCATCAGATAATTTCTTGAGATATTGGTTATACTGAACCTGTTTCTCGTCGATGTGATGTCCGACCTCAAAGAAGCACCTATCCTTGTGTTGGCACATAAATTTTAAGAACTTCGACCTTACGGTTTCATTCGCCTTATGCATTACGCCACCAACACAAGCGGTGGTAAAAATGATGTTTTCGCTTGTATTAAAAAGTTCCTCAAATGAAATTCTTGGAACATAGTAAAAGTGATTATCTTTGCGGTTAAAGGACTGTGATACAAGCTTGTTCAGCTCCTTAAAACCCTCAAAGTTTTTGGCAATTAAAACGCAGTGGTAATTATCTCTGATTTTCTCGTCCAGAGACTCGGTGAGATACGCTTCAACTGCGTGAATGTACTTCATTCCTGCTTTTTCAATTGCACATTTTTTGTGGTACCATTCAAAAACAGAGCCGTGTTCGGAGAAAGCCATTGCTTTCATACCACACTCTTTGGCGGCATCAATATATTCTTGAAACTTCGTTGTGCTATCAATATTCGTAACGCCATTTGATAAGTCGCTATGAAGATGGTACACTACATAGTTTTCACTCATAATGTAACACCCACTTTCGATACCATAGCTCTTTCAAAATCCCAACCATAAGTCACAAGCCTTTTATATAAACAGGGGTATGGAATATTTAATATTCTCGACCATTCTGCAATGGTGTGTGTTTGATTGTGATATTGATAAAGCCTATTGTTTGTGCGATTATTTGCTTGTTGTTCCGTTGTTGCCCAACGACAATTGTCAGGGGAATACCCACGCTGATTATCAATTCGATCAATAGATAAGCCGTCGGCGTATCCGTTTGATAGCGCCCAATCTTTGAAGGCTGGATAACTTAGCCACTTGTCACAAACAGTAATTCCTCTCGCGCCATAACGATAATAATCTTTCCCGTTTGTGTTCTTGCATCTATCCATCATTCCCAACCAAATGCGATACAATCTTGTATTTCCGTTGGCACAATCGCCGTGTTTGTAGCAGACAGTTTTAATGTGCTCTCTGCTTTTTTGAATTTTTAGGCATCCACAGGAATTTGTTTGATGATTTTGTAAATTTGCGCCTTTGACATAAACGACATTTCCACAATCACATCTGCATTTCCACACGGGTCGTCTAATACCTTTGTTATCAATACAGTCCTCAGCTCGTTCAATAACAAACAGCATTCCATATTGTTTGTGGGTTAAATCAATCAACTTTCTACCCATTAAAACCGTCTCCTTTCCTCGTATAATCGTAAAAACATTTCTTTGCCCATATCAACTGGGCTCATTTTTTCGTCCAAAATATCATCGCCGTCACAGATATGTTCAATGGTGACATATCTTTTCAATTTCTGAATATGACGATCTTGATAAATGTCTATTTCTTTATCTAATGCGAAAACCACTCTGACACCCAGTTTCACCAAAAACAAAAACTGTTGAGGATTAAGGTGTGATGTTAGGATCGCACAAGTATTTTCGATTCCCCAACTATGGGCGAGCATTACAGATTTTGACCCTTCAAAAACAATAACCTCTCGCTTGTCCATAATTGATTGCCTGTTATCCGAGAACCCGAACAATGTGTCAAGGCTTCCGCCAAAAGGTTTGAAATATGTGTATTTCCTTAACCCCTTTTCCTTAAAGTCTTTTTCAAGGGTTCTACCGCACACATTGATGATATCCCCGGCGTAGTTCTTGATAGGAAACACTATTCTGTTGGAAAACGAGTCGTAGCAAACACCAAATTTCTTCATCGTTTCAAGGTCAATACCTTCATCTACCCACGCTTGAAGTTTGTCTTCATCAAACTCATAACGCTCCATATAATTGGGGGATAGAACAACTGATTTCGACTCTTTTGATGTTGGAGATTTTCTCTTAAACCTCTTTGCCACTTTCGTGCTTTCGAGACGACCTATCGCTCTTTCGGAGTCCTCGGTAATATTGGCATATTTTTTCAGTATGTTAATTGCGTCGATGAAACCACAGTCGTTATACCGTCTGATAAAATGAATAAGGTTTCCACCGGCACCCGAACTGAAATCATAAAACCTCTGTTTCTCGGTGTTAACGGAGAACGAGGGGGTCTTTTCTTCTTTGAAAGGAGAAAGCGCCCAGTACTCTCCGTTCTTTTCTTCAAAATCGCAGTATTGAGATATGTATTCTAAAATGTCAACCTGCTCTAAGATATCATCAACTTCCATATAAACCTCCAACTCAATATGGAGTTACAGGAATATGTTGCTTGGCTTCTTCGTAACTGATAATGTTACCGTTGAACTGTAAATCTATGTATTGATCTGACGACATTTGTGCGCCATTACGGTTAAGGCAAATACGGAGTTTCTTGTTTCCACACTCAATTCCGTCCGCCTCAATTTCCTCTGGTGTTTTGTCTTGGATAAGGGCAATGGTCGAAGCATTACGACCAATCTTTGCACTATCTGCGACTTTACCTGTTGCAGTAGCCTGTGCAGCACCAATTCCTGCAATGTTCATATCACCGCAAATTTGATTTTTAACCATATCGACAAACCTACCAAGTTCTTGGTATGAGTCGAAAGCATCGCCTTCGCCTTTACCCTTGAAGTAGTCAACGATTAAAACATCAAGCCCTTGCGTATGCTTTACTTTCTTTACCGCAGTGTAAATACTCTGCGCGTCAAACATCGGCATATAAAGGTGGGTAAACTTCTTGGTTTTTAACCACGCAATTACCTTGTCGATGCGTTCTTTTTCATCATCGGTATATCTACCGGCTTTCAGCCTGCTAAACTCAATACCTGTCAAATGAGAAATCAGACGACAGGTGAACATTCGTGAGTTCAACTCGCTGTCAATATAAAGAACTGCCACATCTCGTTTGAGAAGATCCACAGCACAGTTCAAAAGCATCATACTTTTTCCTTGCTTGGCTTCGGCAGCGAAGATGAACAGCTCGCCACGCTCAATAGTTGCATAAGCATTGAGCGTTTCAAACTTAAAGGGGATACCCGCCACTCCACTATCTTGTCTGGCTTCGATTTCTCCCCAGAGAGAGTCAACGACATCTTTATACTGAGGAACCTCAGTAGTAGTCGAGAACTCCATCATTACATCGTCAAGTGCTGAGTAAATCTTCTGCTCAATATCAGCTTCTGAACTGTTAAAGCACAGTCGCTCACACTCAACGAGTTTGTTGTATGTATCTCTTCTGAAAGCAGCGTCTAAGACATTTGCAACGAGAAGTTTGTATTCCTCAACTGACTCTCTGGCAATAACCTTAGCGATCTCAATGAGGTCGTTTAGAGCCTGTATCGTAATAACTTCTGTTTGCTTTTTGGTAGCCTCTTTCATATTCAAAATGTTTGTAATATTGTAAGCGTCCACCTTTTCTATTCCGCGCTTTGCAAGCTCACAAACCGCATAGTAAATATAGGCGTTCTGTGAGTCGGAAAAATGGTTTGGTTTTAGTTGCTCTGAATAAAATGTAAGCTCTGGTTTCATTACAATGGAAGCAATGATACCTGCTTCGCTTTCAATATTCTTGATATCGCATACATTCAATCAAGCATCACCTCCGATACTTTTGTAATGTAAAATCATTTTTCTTCTCCAAACATTTGATAGTATTCACACTCATTGCACACATCACATAAATACCTGCATCGGAACCACTCAATATTAGGTTTCCAATTTTCTTCCTGTGAGATAGTTTCGATTGTATCTAAAGCCCATTTCTTCGTGCTTTCATAAGCATCCTTATCGAATGGTTCAACAATGTCGGTTTGCGTTCTAAAACAGTTAAAACACAATCGTTTTGGACACTCGTGAAATTCATCTTCAATAGGGATAGAGTAGATGTAAAGTTGTCTCAAATACTTATCAAGTTCCTCGTCTGTTTTGGTAGGCTTCTTTCGCTTTGATCGTGGTTTCAAAGCCCTTGATTTATTATCTGTGATATCAATACCGTCGCTTCTCGAAACCCTATCAATGTAGCCGATGAAGTCTTTGCCGTTCAGATTAAAAGAAACCTCTTTTTCGACTCCGATAATATCGTCGTCTGGCATTTGAATGTTCTTCAAATACTCTAAACCCTGTTGAAAATAATTCTGAAATATGCTTTGGCTCGGAGCTTTGCCGACTACATTCCTGCGAAAGTTCGTAAGATAGTAGCCGACAAGCTCTGATTTTTTTAATTCGCCAGTTAAGAACTTTTGAATTATAAGGTGCATAAAGGAGCCATAATCTGAGAAAAAGTGTCTGACTCCTTTGATTTTCTTTATGTATTTTAAGTAAAAGCGATATGGGCAATCTTCGTATGCGGTGATGCGGGAGTAGCTCCAAGTCATCTCGTCGATGATATGAGAGTATTTTCTGCTTTTAACAGCACACTTTGTATTTCCCAAAAATAGTACGCCCTTTCTTCATCTCATTGGATAAATAACCTACATTGTGACCGAGAAATCGTGATGCGGCAGACATAGAATTAAATGTCAAAATTTCTTCTTGGTTCTCCATATTTTGCATTTGGACACTCTTTACAGTGCTGTATAATCCAATCTCAAAACCCTTTGTGATATTTTCTTCTCTTGTAATCCACTCTAAGTTTTGAATATGATTATCATAACGATTGCCGTTAATGTGGTTCACTGTTAATTCTTCTGCATACCCATCAACCCAAGTCATCGCAACCAAACGAGCTACTAAAAATTCTTTACAACTTCCGTCTTTCCATAGCGATACCTTGTATCCGGTTTTATAATTTCCGCGACAACGAAGCACTCGTTGTTTCCAACGCCTGTATCCGTGTCGTTCTGTATATGTTGTTTTACCTTCTGAGGTTCTTATCCTACCAAATGTTGATGCTTCATATATTCCTTCGTATCCCGGAATGTCTTTCCAGTATTCTTGTGAATTAGAATGGCAAATTGTCATCCATATCACCGTCTTCTACTGTATCTTCAAGACCGGAAGACTTCTTAGCACTCTTGGTGCTCTTTGTAGATTTGGCGGGTGCATCGGAGCTGCCAGAACCATTTGAGGTTTCAAAATCGAATACCTTGTAGGTGACATACTCAACACCTTTTTCTTTGTTGTACCAAGTGGTGACATCAACATCGCCCAACTTGATTCTATCCTTTGGCTTCAGCTTCTCAGCCTTAGCCTTTGCTGTGCCGATGAAAGTACAGAAACCTGAGAAGTCCTGCTCATATTCATCGGAATCTTTCTTCTTACGGCTCGTAGAGATACGAACCTTCATTGTGTTGCCTCTGCCTTCTTCAACGCTCCAAACAGAAGCCCAAGCGTCTTTACGAAATCCCATATGTATTATTTCTCCTTGTCTGCCACAGTGAACTTTTCGGTAATCTCATTCAAGAGGTTACTTGCAACCACCGGGTCTTCAATATCGTAGTAGTTGGCACTTGCCTTACCACCTTTTGTCTTTGCGTACTTCTTGATTGTTGCTACAACCGCCTGCTTATCATCGGGATTACCCTCTAAATGGGCAGTTACAATCTGGTGAATTTGCTCAACGATCTGTTCAGCAATCGCTCTATCTTCAGCATTTTCGGCTTCTCTCTGAGCGCTTCTCCAATTGTCGGGGTCATCGTCGGATGTTGCTACATTGAAGTACTTGAGCATAAAGTATCTGGATGCGTATGACAAACCAGAACCAAATGCTTGGCTCGCATCGGACTGTTGTCCAACCATAGCCCACGGAACTACAACTCTGTCGGCAGGATTTTCGTTGTTAACCCAATGCCATTCCATATCGCAACTTACAAGGATCTCGTTAACTCGTTCCTCATAAATTTCGCCGGTCTTTGTAGATTTTGTCTTGGTGTAGCCATAAGGCTCGACTTTCATCGTGCCCTGAGAAATGTTGGGCACAAGGGAAACACCAAGCTTACCCATAAGACCAGTGATTTTGGAAAGAATGACATCTTCGGTTACATACTTATATCCGTAACCAGACTTGTTCTTTTGCAAAACCTCTACGGGTTTGCGGATTTTGGCAAGCTTCTGATAAATGTTCATTGTCTCTGCCATAAAAACCTCCCTGTTATTCTTTATAATTGTATTGACGGAAAAAATTTTTTACTCGCTCGTTCTGCTCTCAAGCAGATAGGTTGCTTCCATATCTGCAAGATGTAGCATCGGAGCGAGAGGACACATTTCATAAGCCTTACTCATACCGAAGTCTCCGCCTTTTACGATAGCATCAAAACCACCCATATGATAACGGATAGCTAATAGCTCGTCAGTAGATAAGCGTTTTAAGAACCACTGAATGATAATACAGCTTTTCTCGCCGTGTCCCATAGGAAATTTCTCGTCAATTTCATAAACTTCTTTCTTGTACCACTGACCTGTGTCGTCGTCTTTAACATTACGGAAACCAATCTTATAACAATTGGCTTTACACAAATCGTGGAACAACGCTACAATTGCGACTGTTTCATCGCTGATGTTTAACTCTGGATACTTCTCAACAACTTGTTTTAGACATTTGTAAACATTAAGTGAGTGTTCCACAAGACCACCTGCATAAGAGCCGTGATACTTTGAGCTTGCCGGTGCGACGAAGAAATCACTCGCCTCAAGCCAATCAATCAACTCATTGATGCCGTCTCTTTGAATAGTGGTTTTGCAAATATCCAGAAACTCAGCTTTCAATTCTTGAATATCCATTAAATACCTCCTTTTGTTCAAAGATATCTATGTAAACCCTTTCGGGGATTTTTGATTGAGCGTTCAAGCATTTTTAAGAGAAGTCGTTGGTACCAATATAGTTTGATACCACAAAGCTCTTCAATAAAAGCTATGGTGTCTTTTTCTGAAACGCTCTCATACTTTCTGGCGCAGTCAAGGCAAACCATAGAACCCTCTGGTATAATGCTGCCACAACATACGTACAAATCCACATTATCCATACTGTCACCTCTTATGATTAGTAAGTACAGAGTATTTGACTCAGCCGTGGAAAGAATGGATATTTCGCCATTCTTAACCACCGCTTAAATCGAAAATTTATAAAATCAGTCTTCATTCAGAGGTTAGACTGAATGCTCGGATATCAAAATTCTTGATTTCGTTACCCTCAAATTCATTAACCACGCCCTCAATTCCGCCTGCATACAACTTACCATCGACTGTTATATGGCAAGTCTGCGTATCAGGATCCCAACGAACTAAATGACATTTGCCGGTCGTATTTCCGATTACCTTTGAAAAACCATCACTACTTAGTTTAATAGGAAGGTTTAGAGGAAGGGTACTAACCGCTGCCATCACAGCTTCTTCGGTAAAAATCGTACCGTTTTTGTTGGGTTTACCATACGGAATTGTAAATGTGAGTTTAACATTTGTCATTTCCATAATGTTAATCCTCAATAACCAAGCAATTGACTAACCCTGAATGAGCCGTACACGCATCAATTGCAATAATGTTCTTTCCTTGGAATGGAGAGAAATCTGCATCACTGTCAAACTCGCTACCCTTGTTTTCGAGTCTTGAATGACCATAGGAAGTATGCCAATGACCACAGACAATCTGTTTACCTCGTTCAACGACATCGTGTAATTCTGCCAATTCCATACCGTTAAACCATCTTGCGTTATCCCAATCTTTCTTTCTGGCATTTCGCCAGTCGGGATTGAACTTGTAATGACGGTTTCGACGATACCAAGCAGGCATATCCTCTGTAATACAGGGGATCCAGCCGTGAACAAAGATGTAGTTATCGGTTTCAAAGTAATCTACGCTTGCCGGAATTAACTCCTTGTAGAAACCTGATTCCATAACCTTATATATAAACTCCTGCGTGTTGCGGAGAGCGTTGTTTTCTTCCATACGGCTAAGTTGTAAGGCAGTATCCCAAGTGCCGTTACTGTTGTGGTGAGAGGCTCCCAGAGAGATTTCCCAACGGTAGTCCTCAAACCTATTCAACATTTCAAGCATTAAGTCTTCGTGATTACCTCTGACAAAGATCAGCTCGTCCTTATGTAGTAAGTCAAGCATAAACTCTTGCATTTCAAGAGCTTCTTCGCCTCTGTCGAGCATATCGCCGCATAGAATTAGTTTGTGTGGTTCCTTGTCATCAAAGAAACCTTTTTCTTGTAAGGCTTGCTTCATCAAAGAGAAGTAGCCGTGAACATCAGATACAACATAGTACTTCATACTGAATCCACATTCCTTTCTAAAACTTCATGTACGCTGACATAATACTTGCGTGCCTTATAGTCTGCGTAGGTCACTTTTCGTTTTTGTTGATATATCTTAACTCCACTACCGTCACAAACGGTGAGCCAAATATACTTAACTCTGTTTTTGTATTTATCATCATTAACCCGATATTCCTGTCCGGGTTGAATGACAAAATCAGTTGCGATTGCTTCTTTTGAAAACTCAATAAAAGCACCATAATCACCAACAACAATTAAGTATCAATATTTGTTTTGCTAATTGTTGAATATGTTGGTTTCCAAGACAAATCAATCTTTTTTAATTCATCTTCGCCATTGATTGCAAGGTTGTTAATAATATCAGCACACTTTTGAATGGCTAATAAAGTTGCTACATCTGTTACAACCTTATCTTCTATTAGTTTTTCTAAAACAGAAGACAAACCCTTATATTCATCAATCATTTTCTTGTATTCGATAACATTCATTTTATATATCATCCTATTAAACAACTGTATAAAACACGAATTTTAT